GATAAAGAATATTGCGCTGAGAGTTTTCATATGAGTGTAGGTCACCTGCTAGTACAACGTCCCAGCGATCTAGTAAACTTAAATCTATTTCAGGCTTAACGTGTGGAGGAATTTCGCCGCGTACATGTGTACAGCATATTTTGCCATGTGTTAAGTGCGGAGCTTTTTCAAACTCTTTTAACTTATTATATGGAATAATATCTACTATATCGTCCGAATAAAAGTCATCAATAATAGTTACTAGTGGATTTAATCGGTGTGTGGACTTTTTAAGGTTAGTCAAAAATGTTGAGTCTTTTTTCAACATTTCGTGATTACCTGGATAAATCAGTGTAGGTTTGTGGAAGCTTTCCACAAAGTCAAAGTAGAGCTCAACTTCGTCCATTGTAGGCAACCGGTCGAACACATCGCCGCCTACAATTATCAAGTCTGCTTGGTGCTGCATTTCTGCAAATTGCTCACAAAACATCTTGAACCTATTTTTAGACCAATCTACTGGTACGTTTTTACTTCCCAACTTTATGTGCACGTCGGCACAGAAGAGAATTTTCATATGTTATTATCTTTCTTATATTTTTCAACTGCTTCGCTTGCGGCTTTGCCTGATTCATACATACCTATGTGTATTGTTTTACCAGAAACTTTTATAGCAGCTTGATACCTGTTGCATATTTTTCTAACATTACGATAACCAGAAACGCCTACCTTACCATTAGCTTTTCTAATGTTAGTATTTTGCGATACATCCTGTAGGTTGTCTAATCTATTGTCATCTCTAATACTATTTATATGATCTATTACTTTTTCTGGCCATTCTTGAAAACAGTAGAACCATGCCAATCTGTGAGCTAAATATAGATTACCATCAACACTTATTTGTATATACCCAGTACCATTCTTACTACCAGCAATTGTACCTGCTTTAGCTAGCCTTTTTCTATCTACTTTCCAAGTAAATATTCCAGTATCTGGGCAGTAGTGCAATAATTCACATAGTCTTTCGTGTTTAATATGATTCATGCTGTAACTTTTAGAGAATAAATAGCCCGCAAGCTGTTTAGGATTGCGGGCTACATATATCAACCTAGTTCTTTAACAGCTTCTTGGGCAGAATCATCGCCTGCATCGCTGTCATCTGTGTTAGTAGTAACTTTTTCCAACAGTGCTAGTACATCAGCTTCTGTAGGGCGAGGATATTTTTCATCAATAGACTTAGCTGCTTCAGCTGCTGCACGTTCTTCAGGTGTTAGCTTACGTGGCTTGCAACGCAGTACGCTCAGATCGTAGCTGATATTAAAAGCTAGTGGGCCTGTTTTAGTACGCTTGAATACAACGTCCCAACCAGTATCAAAATCGGTTGGATCACCTAAATCTTCTGCTGCACTTACGATTTGCTCAAAAAGTTTCTTTTTCAAGTTTAGTGCTTTTACTTTGCCGTCTTTTGGGTCAATACAGTTAACTGTATAGCTCCAGCTACACTTCAATTCTGGGTAGAATTGTGGAACGTGATCTTTTTCGATGTTGTCGAATTTTTCTTTGTCACGGCTAAAAGCCAAGCACTCAACAGGAATATCCTTGTTATTGCTGCCCTTGATCCAGTAAATGTAGCGAGGAAGAACTCCGCCTACTAAGCGAACGGTGTTTTCGCCGTCTTTGTATTCATAAGCCTCAACTTTGTTTGATTGAGCTTTGCCTTTGGTGTTTTTAAATGAAATTGCCATAGTTAGTTGTTTTCGTATTTAAAGTAAATTTTGTTGTCTGTTATTGTAAGCAGTGGATTGTGTTTTAAGATGTCTAAGTCAAGATCTTTAAAATAGCTTAGGTCTAGATAGACTACACGATAAAGTTTATATAAGCTATAATCACGCCTTCCTGCAAGTCTGATATACTGCGCTTTATACGCAATATCACAAGTGTCTTGAAAAAGAGGTTGGGCATTTAACAAAAAGCTGTGACCCGACAAGTTTTTGAAGCTATTTAGTTCACGGTGGTTTTTCGGTACTGGCTTTTTGCCATAATGCCTTTCCAGCATACTTAACATTAATTTAGGGTCACAATGTGTTTCTGTTTCTAATAAATCCAGGTTAAAAAAGAGTGCCATAATGCTTGACTTAGACTATATTATAGCATAATAGCGAACCTACTGCAAGTGTAAATTTTATCATGCTGTTATTACCTGCCAGCCTTTACGTAAATACAAGGCTAGTCTATCGTTGTTTTGTTTTTTATCCGCATAACCAGCAAAGTTAATGTCCACAACTAGTGGGTCAAGTTTACCTTCATGCAATCGCTGAACGCGACCCACAATTTGTTCTAGCAGACTATCGTTACTCATTGGGGCTGCAAGAATAACACAGCTGAGTGTGTTAATAGATATGCCTTCTGAGAATATTTGCCTGCTGCCGCATATAGCTTTTTTGGTTCCTGAAAGCACTTCTTGTTTGATGTACTGTCGTTCTTCGTAGTCTGTGTCGCCTGTAACAACCGCGCAATCTTCGCCAATGTATTCTTTCACTTTGTGTAAAAACTCCACTCGGTCAGCGATTACCAACACTGAGTGACCCTCTTGCATATGCATTAGTGCAATAGTTGCAATAAACTGTCTATACTTTTCTGATTCTAGTAGATCACTGACTTTTTCTACCCACGGTACTCCTGGCTTTAGGGTAATACCCGACTTAACAATATGCACTGTTGGAGTCAGTGTGTTGCTCTGTGGTGGTTTGTATACCAGTGGTCCAAAGTAGTCACCGAACAAGATGTGCTTGCCGTCTTTGCGAATCATTGTGCCACTAAGGGCGATTCGGTAACGGGCATGGAACACGTCCACTGTTTGTGCAAATGTAGTGGCAGGACAGTGGTGGGCTTCGTCCAAGATAATAGTCCCAAACTCCTTAGCCAAGTCACCAGCACACTTGCTGAGCGTCTGTATATTCGCAACTGTGATAAAGTGGTCGGCGTGGTCAACTCGTCCACCACCAATAACTCCGGGTTGTATCCCGAATAGGACTTCGACTTCTTCACACCACTGGTCTCGGAGAGCTGCTGTATGAGTGATAACCAATGTTTTTTGCCCAAACTTGTGGGCGAGGTGTAAAGCTGTAAAGGTTTTCCCCCAGCCGACAAGAGCGTTAATAAAGCACGTGTCGTCGATTGGGTCATAAACGACTTGCTGTTCGGGTCGTAGGGGGAATTTAGGCGTTGGGAAAGGTACATCCTCAAGCACTCGTTTATCAATGATTTCATAATCTTCGGGTATCAAATCTAGTCGGCCTTGTGGAATACTAAGAATACCTTTTGGCAACACCCTATAATTCTTGATAGTTTCTACTGTAGCAAACCGTTTGCTTCCAGTATCTTTTTTGATCTTGTATGTAAGTGCACCGATAATCTTTTTAGTATGCTCTACACCAGGATTATCCATGTATATTCTATTTGATATTACTGCTTTAGGCATCCGTTATTCCAAATGTCTCGCGAATATCGTCCCGAATATCACGTAGTGCAAAATACGTCATTTCACACGCTATTTCACCCGCTGCACTGTTTCCAACTGGAATATGATAAGTCTCGATCTTGTCAATGCAATCTTGTACAGCCAGCTGAACTAGTGCTTCCACAAACTTTTTTTGGCCTTCCCAAGAGTCACTAGACTGTGCTGCTGCTTTGTTCCAAAGTTCTTCAATTCTTTTGTTCATACCATTCTCCAACTATCGGGTTTGTGCTCACTGCAAAAACCATAAAAAATAAATGCCATACCCAACTGCAACACTCGGGCATACTGTTCGCTATCATCAGGGTGACGCATTGCTTTAAATCGGTTAGGTACTCCCACTAATTCAAACACACACCCTAACCCTTCCGCAGGTAAAACATTTTTTAGTTTCTTTGTTGTGAGTTTGGCGCGTGTGGTTTTTTCGTACTGAAATACTCTGCCACTGCTGTCCACAAACCAAGTAGTTGCTTTTGCAAGTTTAACCAAGTCTGCTAAAAAGTAGATGGCTGTGCGGATTGGGAACAACTCAACCTTTAGTGCTTTCATTGCTAGTCGTCTGAGACCAAGTGTCGCCTGTGGCAGTGTTTTATCATCAACCATTCTAATAGTATAAGTCTCCGAATTATTTTCATCTACGTAGTGTGTATGATAGAATACCAACCCATCTTGCTGGGTTGGCTTCTTGTCACCTAGCTTAAACACGGGCCAGCGTATCTCCAACAAACTTGTATGTTTCGCTAAAATGTCCAAAACTATAGTCCTCGCCAATATCTTGATCTACACCGATTGGGGCATTTGGAATCTCACAGCCCCACTGGTGTTGCGTGTTGCGCTTTAGGATCTCGCAGTATTCCACCACATTAGCGTCTTTTACGAGCGCAACAATTGAGTCATGAACTAGCATAAAGATTTTAGCGTCTAGTCCCTTTGCCGCAATTTCTTCTGCTGTTCGCATAGCTCCAAGTAAGTTAACATCGCTGGCAAGACTTTGTACTTCGGCGTTAATGCCACTACGAACTTCGTGAGCGGCAATTCCTTTATCTGCGCTAAATACATTAGGTAGTCTGCGTTTCCGACCAAAGAATGAGTATGTATAGCCATTGGTTTGAATAAAGTTTTTGCGATCTTCCAACCACTTTTTAAGGCGATTGAATTTAGTAAAGTATTGTTTAATATCGTCTCGTGCCTGCTCAACAGGGTAGACTTCACCAGTGGCTTTTGATACGGTCTGAGATACTTTATTAGCACCTGAACCGTATAAGATACCGAATGAAATAGCCTTAGCCGATTGACGCATTGAGCCGTATAGTTTTTTGACTTCTTCAACAGGGCCAGGCAGGTTAAATACCATCTTAGCGATTGTTGAGTGAAAGTCACCGCCACTGCTAAAAACTTCTTGTAGATTCTTGTCGCCACTCAACACAGCCGCATAATACATCTCAGCTGTGGTCAAGTCTTGCGATACAATCTTATATCCTGCTGGAGCCTCAATACAACCTTTGATAATAGGGTCGTCCCGAGGAATTTGCTGAGCGTTGAACTTGCCACTACTAGACAAGCGACCACTAGTAGTAAAGATAAGATTAAAATTCGTACGGATACGACCATCACGGTCAATTTCTGGCAGAATCTTTTGAATATAGGTGTTTTGAATTTTACCAAGTTGACGCACCTTTAGGATTGCGGCTGGTAGTGGATGCTCGTCTGATAACTCACCCAATACTTCAGCATCAGTAGAAACAGCACCAGTAGCGGTCTTTTTACCAGTTGGGTTAAGACCCAAATAGTCAAAAAGCACAACGCGAAGCTGCATAACCGAATTAGGATTAAAGATCTTGCCACTATCTTTTTCATATTGTTTTACTGCATCAAAGCTGTAAACAACTTTTTTGGCTTCTTCAATTTCATAGTCTAAGTACTTGCTAGCAGCAGCCATACGCTCAGTACTCATAGGAATACCTACTTCTTCCATGTCCATTAGGAATAGTGTACCAGGAATCAAGATTTCTTCGTAAACTTTACGCAGTTTATCATTGGTTTGGACAATCGGCCAGAACTTATGGAAAAGGTCGTATGTAACGGCCGTGTCAATCGAAGCGTAACGACTAATCGTATCAAAGGGAATAAGGTCATAGGTGAAGTCATCTTGCAACAAGCCATGTGCTGCACAGTATGCCTTTTTAAAGTCATCCAGTTCGCTGTCATAGTCACCGTAATCGGTGTACTTTAGGGCCAGAGGTTTCAAACCATGACTATCAGTTTCGTCCAGTACATAGTGCATAACCATAGTGTCATGCACACGCTTACGAGGAAAGTCGATATCAAGGTGATACTTAATCATCTTGTAGTCAAACTTCATGTTGTGAAACACTGTGTAAAACTCATTAGCAATCTTTTGCATCAAGTCTAGGCAAACATCGTCTAGGCAATCAGTTAAGATATATCTGCCGTGCTTGCTTTTGTAGCTCATAGACACGCCAAGCACGTAACCATCACGTGGATACAGGCAAGTTGTTTCCGTGTCCCACGCAACATAGCCTTGAGCATTGTCTAGCACTTCACGCAAGAATCGTTTGGCTTCTGCTGTGTCATCAATACCCTTAAAGTCACCTTGTACTGTGGGCTTTAGCTGACCTTTAACGTACTTGTGAATACGATCGACTGCACGCTGAAAGTCGGGCTTACCTTCTGGTTTAAAACTCAACATTGCTGGATTTGAAATAGCAATATACTTGTCTTGCACCAGTTGACCCGCCATATTTGTGACCGAGGTAATCTTTGCGTACTCTTTGGCGGCTTCTGCTCCAACCAAGATCACAAAATCATAAGGTTCCAAGTCCACTACCAAGTCTACATCTTTTTTCAGTAGCTTGGTAATCGGAACTGAACTCATGTGGTACTGATCGTACTCAAACTCAAAATAGTCCGAATATCGTGTACGATTGGGTGCTTTGTCAATAATGGCAATTTTCATTTATAATTTCCTTTGATACTTTATTATAGCGTATCTTGGCTAACATTTCAAGTTTATTTATTAATGTACTCGGCAATGCTTCGTACATTCTCTGTGTCTAGTTCACCTGGGTCGGTTCCATCTGGTAGGTCAACGACTTCCACAATGAATCCTTCGTCTTCGATAAGTGGCTTCATTAATTTAGCTGATTTGCGTCCAGCTTCGTCTCCATCAAACAGCAAGTATACGTGTGTGATACCTTGCGCTTTAAATGGTAAAAGTTTAGCTTTAGTGTCATTTTGCAGTGTGTTAGTGCCAAATGCACATACCACATTTTCACAACCTTTGTCGTATAAGTTTAGCATATCAAACATACCTTCTACAATTACCATTGAACTGTATCCACTTGGTAAGTGTGCAGGAAACACCGGCATCTTAACTCCTACGGGATAGTTAACATATCGGGGATTTCCTTGCGACATAGTATGACGTGCAACAAACACAACATTTTTACCTGTAATATCTTTTACAGGAAACACAATACGATCTTGAAGCTTTTCTACTTGGTTAGTATAAAAAGCACCGAAGTGTTTTAGTGTTTGAGGACTAACACCACGGAACACTTTTGTCCAGGGTGTATATCCTTGTGGAAGGTCTAGTTCTTGACCAAACCGTTTTAGTACATCCAGCTTTTCTTTTAAGGCCATAATCTTAATAGGTACTGGGTTTGTGAAAACACCGTAGAACTTAAAAAGATTGGTTTTAAAGCCACACGCAAAGCAGTGTGCTACACCGCTAACTTTATCAACTCTGAAACTTGGGTTGCTGTCGCTGTGATCTGGGTTCAAGCATTTGATTAGGTAGTCACGCCCAGATACTGTAAACTGGAGATCGTTCTTTTGAATTAGTTCTAGTACTGGGTCTGACATTTATGCGTTCCAAGGTAAGTCTGCTCCGCTATCACTAACAGGTGCTGCTTCTTCTTGGCCTTTCTTTACTTTTTTAACTGCTTCTTTAGCTTGAGGCTTATCCACACTTTGTGGCGAGATACGTAAGGTATCCCAGTCAATTGGACATGTAAACGCCATTTCCTTGCCGCCACGAATCTTGGTCGTAGCAAACGAGATCGCGTTGGTCTCTTTATCGTGAGCTTCCATGGTAAGAGCAATATCCGCTGCGTCAAGAATACCTTTCGCAAAACGAGCTTCCCCGTTGGCGTCGATTTGATATGGACTAACCATGACAATTTCGTACTTACGGGCGAGATTCTTAAGTTTCTTGGAGACTTCGATCTGCGGTTTCCAGTCATACTGATCGTTTCCTTCTAGTACAATTTGGTTAAGGTAGTCAACTACTACTAGCTTGAGTTTATCACCGAACTTTGCTTTGGCTTTACCAATGTGCAAGTCGATACTGCTTAGGGTCAGATCACGGTCATCAACAATAATCATCTGATTATCAGCTTTTAGTACGCAGTTACGCACTAGGGTTTCTTCAAACTTAAAGCGGTCTCTGTGACGCAAAAACTCGCTTACTAAGTCACCACTGTCCACAAACATTTCTGCACGAGCTTTTACTACTCGTAGCAGTTCGTCGTCTGTTAGTTTATGTTGTTTTAAATTTTGTAAGTTTACATTAGCTAAGATACTAAGGTTACGTTCCATAGTTTCTTTAGCGGTCATTTCAATACTGAAATAAATGCTACTGTTACCAGACTCATATTGATTAACAAAAAGATTACTACTAGCAATAGATTTGCCGGATCCCCGTTTGCCCCCAATGAGAATGAGTTCTTGACGAGCAACTCCACCAAGAACACTATCAAAGCCGTTATTGAGACCAAGGTAAACACGTTCTTTCTCCAAATCTTCTGGATGGCTAAACATCATCATGTCAGCCATTGTAAACACTTTTTCGCTTGTATGCGTCTTTTCCTCGATTGTTAGTGCAATGGAGGCTAAGTTTTCTTTTATTTCATTTGTATCGTAGAGGGGTAATTTGTCTACGAATTTATCTAATAATTTTACCGTTTCGTTCTGAGTATACTGGTCGATTAGTGCGTCCAGTGCTACTTCTGCGGAAACGTCTGGTACCTCGGTTAACCGGAGAGTTGCCAGTGTTTTAGACGCCGGACCCTCCCTTAAGGTTAGCTCAAGATCGTCAAAAGACGGAATTGCGCTGTACTTTTCGTAGTATTTGTTTACTACGCTGTACAAGGAAGAATACGCAGGGTCTAAAAATACCAACTTGAGTTTAGCCCAAATATCTAGGTTACGCTCAGTTAATAATTTGTTTAAGACTACTGCACTAGTATCCAAGATTACCCTACTTTCGCTTCATTGTCAATAATAACTTGATCCACGATTTCAGTAACTTTGTACATTACTTGCTCTCGTAGCTTTTTTAAATCTTGCTGATAAGTTGCACCACTATCATATAGCAAACTCAGTTGTTCGTGAGTAATTAGTTGCTGTAGACCAAAATAGATGTGGTCATACGCCATAGTAGATTCTGGTTTGATTTCTACTTGAGCTGCTTTTCCATAATTATGAACGGCCTGCTTTACAACTTCTTCCATTGTAAATGACTCGTTGTCATGGTATGTAATTGTTACCTTCATACTATGAACCTCCTAAACAGAAAAAGCCCGGGAGCTTTATGGAACTCCCGGGCTACTGGTTTAAACCAAATTAAGCAGCAGCTTTGGCTTCTGCTTTGGCTTTTTTAGCTGCACCATCATAGTCAGCAACTTTGATACCACGGCGAGTCAGCAATGTACGCAGACCACGCTCGGTTTTGTCAACCTTAGCAGCAATTTCTGCTACAGTCATTGTTGCAATTGCTGCACCCAATGCGCTAACTTGGTCAACGGACTCTTTAGCATGAGATTCTTTTTGTGCAGGAATCTTAGCAATCTGACCTTTGCGAGTCAAGCTCAGTGCTTTACCACGAAC